TCGCAGGGGATACACCACCCCCCACCCCTGCATACCCACCCCCTACCCACCCCCGAGGGGAGATGCTTGACATTGTGTCGACCATGCCATACCATGACCCGCATGACAACACACACCACCCACACCCCCACCTACTACCGCATTCGCACCATCGTGAGGGGGGCCTTCGTTGCAGGCCTCATCATCGTTGCATTCCTCGTTGGCAAGGCCCTCGCCTCTGAACCCTACCCCTATAAGTGCGATGGCACCATCGTCAATGCGACCGCAGGGGACACCCTCTGGTCACTCGCAGAGGCCCATTGCGAGGGACACACAGGGGCAGCCGTGAATGACCTCTACGAAGAGCATGGTGACCTGCAGGTAGGCGAGGTCATCTCGTTCGACAGGGAGAGGGGGTGAGGTTGGCATTGCCACGCCGACACGATACTCTCACCCATGCTGATACACGAAAGGGACACCATGACCACCACCACAGATGACGCCACCTACACCCACGAGACCCGAACCCACTACGTCACGCAGGCGATGTACGCCATGCAGATGCTCATCGACAACATCGTGAGGTCAATCGACTTCGAGGTGGTCAATGCCAAGCACCTCTGCATCGAGGCCATGAACATCGAGGGGTCAATCAAGTACCTCGCAGGCCTCATCGACAAGCACGACGCAGAGGTGCGCCAAGCCCTCACGGGTGACCCCACGGGTATCGCAGGGGGTGCAAAGTGATTTCCGCCGAGACGCCAGCGCAGGCATTTGACCTGCACACCAAGTACCACCAGCACCGACAGACGCACCCCGACGATGACCGCCTCTTGCACGATGGATACTGGAGAGCGGTCGCGTCAGACCTCGCAAGCAGGCGCATAGAGAACACAGTCCCTGATGAGGTCATGAATGACTCTGCCATTCGTGAGGCAGTCTTGAGCGACTCGCAGAAAAGCGTCAACAATGAGTTCTTCACCTACGAGAGGTCAAGGAACTTCCACGAGGTCGCACGGGTGATTGACGACATCATCATCGAACGTGCAAACACAGTGTTCGTGTCGTCAGACCTACAGGAACTCGTGAACGCCGCAGAGGAGACGATGCCCGACGAAGTTCTGTTCAGAACCGATGTCTACACCCCATGCGGATTCGTCGTTCTGGAGACGCCGATTGAGACGACGGTGACGGCACTCATGCCGATTGACGACCTTGAGGAGTCAATGGAACGTGCCAAATCGCTCGGCGGAGTCTTCACAGGGGAACGCCAATACGACAATGCGAACATCGTTGAGAAGAACGGCGTATCAACGCTGATTGGCACAGAGGTATGGAAAGTTCATGGCTTCTCGTGGGCCATTGGCGACTCCATCAATTCAGACGCACGCAAAGAGATACGCAGCCGTTTTGGTTCATCGAACAAATCACTGAACGCCTATGTGGAACTCGCACTTCCCATGCAGTTCGCAGAGTCAATGATGTATGTACGGGTGTACGGGGAACTTTGTGCGATTTCCGCAGATGGCCTCACGTTGACGCTGAACAACATCGCATCGTCACGCACCTCGGTCAAGTTGATTGACAGGTTCTCAACTGCATTTGGCGAAGATGGGATTGAGGGCCTACGAGAGCAGAGAATGAAACTGGTGGAAGAGGGCGATGAACTCGGTGTGAGTTCTTTTGACAGAATCCATCAGATGCGTCGATTCCTCGTTGCCCTCTTCCGACTGATGAACGAGTATGTCGACATCGAGTCAGAGAAACTCCAGCGTCAGACAAGTAGGCGAGCAGTTCGTGCAGGGCGCACGGGTGACATTGGGAACGTCACGGTTCTGTCTCTTCGTCGTGCGTTGTACGAAGACGGAGAGAGTGGCACGGGTAGGAAAATCACACTCGCACACATGGTTCGTGGTCACTGGCGCAACCAGTGGTATCCATCGCAAAAGATGCATCGTGCGAAGTGGATCAATTCGTTCCGTCGTGGTGGCAACATCGGAGACAAGGTCGCTGAACGCCCACGTCTCATCAAGGTAGACCGATAGAAAATGGAAAATGAGGAGTATGAAATGATCGTTCCGAAAGTATGTCCACGCTGCGAAGGGTGGATACCAAGCAACGAAAATCCCGGCGCATACCCTGGGGCTATCTCACGCCTTGACAACGTGACGGAGATTTGCTCGCAATGCGGTTCGGAAGAAGCAATCCTAGACTGGCAACACAGGCTCACAGATTGGAGAAAAAAGTAATGAGCATCAGTAGGGAAATAACAATCACACACACAGAGCATGATGGCTCAACGTACAAAGTCGTCTACGGGTTTGATGATGTCAATGGGAGACTTGAGGTGTCACGGGTGTCAGTAGAGGCCACAAAGCCGAACACAATTGTGACGCAGAAAGTTCTACGTTCTCTGTCGCCCCTTGAGGCAACACGACGGGTTCGCAATTCCATGCTCACGGGTTCAGGCAAAGACCATGCTCCACTCTTGGAAAAGTGGGTCAACTCCGAAGAGCAGCTCACGACAGTCGCTCGCCTCTATCGTGAAGCATACGCATCTGGTGAATCAATAGATAGGTACATCGCCAAGCGCATTGACCGCCCGCTGTCAACCGTGAACCGATGGATTCGCTATGCACGAAACTCTGGTCATCTTGGCGCACCGAAGAACACTCGTGGCGGAGAGGTCGTATCACAATGAAGTACGAAGAACCTATTGCAACCGTAGCGATTCCAATCAGCATTCTGAGACGGGTAGGAGAGTGCATTCGTACTGACATGTTGGTCAACATGCACAGCGAGAGCAGAGCAGAGATGCTGAAGAATGCCAAGAATGAGAGGGCACTTCAGATCATTGACGCAGTTCTCACCGAACACGAAGCGAATGCGATCATTGGTGATTCACTATCTGATGAGAATCTGAAAAAAGTGTTCTCTACGAAAAAGCGGAATCGCAAGAAGCAGAATGACTAAGAAAGCGAAGCACATCGTTACGCTGACATTTGAGGAAGACTGCATCGATGAGTATGATGCCGCATACTCGGTCTACATGAAGTTGACGCAGTTGCTCGCGTCTCCCACAAAAGGGAAAATCATGGCGAACATAGAAAATGCGGAAACATCGGAGAACTTTGCAATCGACTTGTTCGACGGAGTTCTGGAAGTCAATCCACTATTTGCATCGCAGGTCATCGGCACTAGACACCTCATCTGGATCAGTCAAAATCCACCACGCAAGCAGAAATAGAAAAACCTCTAGGGTTTGTCCGTTACAAAGTTCCCGCAGTGCATGCAGACGCTAGTTCCCTAGAGGCTTTTCTGATTTCAGTCTAGCGTTGCAACTCGGATAGTTGTCAAGTAATGAAAAATCCCCAGGGAGATCACGTTTCCGATCTGTCCCTGGGGATTTTCAGTTCTGCCTTAGCACCCTCTCAGGAGTGCCTTAAAGTCAGAATGGTTCTTCGTCTGCGCCTACGGAAGCAGGCACTCGCCCTGTGACGGGCTTGTTGCGACGGGCGTTCCCATTGGAGGGCGCTGCCGAACCATCTTCCGCTCTGCGTCGGCGGGTGACCGCCTCGATGGAACGTGTGTTGACGCCGATTTCGTCGGCAATCAACTCAATGGTCGAACGCTTTTCGCCCTCTTTGGTCTCATAGGAGCGTTGCTCCAAGCGACCGACGACGACTGCGCCGATGCCCTTCTCAAGGGTCTTTGCTGCATTCTCGGCTACGTAGCGCCATGCCACGACGTTGAAGTAGGACACCTTCTCCTGCTTTTCGCCAGCCTGGTCGTACCAGACATAGTTGCAAGCCATCGAGAAGCTCAACCGAGCCTGTCCATTCGCTGTGAATGTCAGTTCGGGCTCCTGCGTCACGTTTCCGATCAGCACCGTTGGGGTTGGGTTCATGTTTCTTCTCCTTGTTTGTTTGTGATGCCCACGCCATGAAAAGCGCCAGCCAGACCGACGAGGGCAAATGTCAAGATACACCATAATTGCGGCAACGACAACCATTGCACCTCACCCAGAAATGGTCGTGCTAGGGTTCTCTCATGGCAGAACCAAAGATGACTCCAGAAGAAGCACGTTTAGACCTCCTGTGGTACCTCGCTGATTGCATTTGGTACTTCTTCGGTAACCCAGAAGGCTCGGTAGAGGACGGCGAAGACGAACTCGAAGTGTGTCAGGGCATTGCTTTGGCTATTGCTGAGGCCACGGGCATGAAAATTACTGACATTCTTGACAGTGGAGAACTTGTTTTGACAATGAAACTGTCAGAAGACGCCCAAGAGGCTGTGAAAAAGTTCCTATCTGGAACATAAAATACTGATAACACCAATCGTGTCATTCATTTGATAAAATAGATCCACTTACTGACATAGGCACTCGTTGATAAGTGAGTGTTGCTCTATCCGCCGAGTAAGGAGACAGACCATTGAGACGAACCACTGTATGGGCTACCGCATTGTCCGCTCTAGTGCTAGGAATGGCTTCGGGTCACGCTGAAGCCAAGCCAAGCGGGAAGGCGGTGGCGAGCGCAATTGCGCTCACACCCAGCAGTGAGTTTTCCGCCCCAACGGTAAAGGTGTCAGCCCGAGAGGCCCGCCTAGTTTCTGCCATTCAGCAGACTTACCAATTCCGTGAACGTAGCGAACGTGTCCGCACGCTTCAGCGGTTGCTTGGCAACCTAGAAGTAGACGGCTACTACGGCTCACAAACAAGGAAGGCTCACATTCAGGCATTGGAATCACGAAACCTGCCGACTGGACACGTTCCAGCGGTGACGTACCCGGTATCAAGTGGGCCGAGGTTTCCAGATGACCAGTCGATGCGTTGCCCAAAATGGGAAGCAAAGTTCAAGGAATACGGACTCCCCGTGGAGGTGTTCTCATACATTGCTTGGCGCGAAAGTAAGTGCAACCCGAAAGCAATCAATGCTCGCTGGAACAGTCAGGGAGTCATGACGTACGCACTCAACAAGAATGGAACGTGGGACAGTGGGTTGGTTCAAATCAACTCATCGTGGATCCGCACCGTTCGTGAGGTGTGCGATGTTGATACGGGTTCTATGCGCCAAGACCTTGAGGCTTTGCTGAAGGTGGATTGCAACTTGAAGATGGCGAAGTGGATCATGGACAACACTTCGGGCAAGTTGCGCAACTGGTCTATCTACGGGGGCTAGTAAAAAAGATCACCGAGTTGCACCATTGGCGTACTTCGTTCGCTATCGTTTCAGATAAATCTATCTAAAGGGTAGGAAGCAGACATGGCACATAAACTAGAGATACTGAAATCGGGTCAGGCCAGAATGGCCTACGCCGACAGAGAAGTTCCGTGGCACAAGCTTGGAGTGCCCATGAAGGGTCTTCAGACCGCCGAGGCGATGCTCTCGGCTGCGAAGGCGGACTTCGACGTTGTGACAACGAAGGTCGCTGCCGTCGATGCTGATGGGAACTTCATCAGAAATCCCGATGGAACACCAGTGATCGTTGACGATAGTCGAGCAACTGTTCGAGTCAACGACGATGGCACGTTCGACGGACTGGCGACAGTCGGAACACGTTACGTCGTTCAGCAAAACAGAGAGTGCCTAGACAAGGCTCTTGCTGTTGTCGGTGCCTCTGGTGGCGATGCAGTCGTGGACACCTGTGGCGTCCTCAATGGCGGGCGCGAGTTCTTTGCGAGCATTGACCTGGGTGGACTCATCATTGATCCGCTCGGAGTGAACGACAAGATTGAGCGCTACCTGTTGGTTCGCAATGGTCACGACGGACGCACAGCAATCACCTTTGCAAATACATCTATTCGTGCCGTCTGCAAGAACACCGTCATTGCTGGAATGAAGAGTGCTCATCGGGTATTCACCGCCAGACACACACGAAATGCATCTTCTGCAATGGAAGAAGCACAGCAGGTTCTCAAAATCTCCACAGAGTGGGCGAAGTCGTTCAATGAAGCAGCGAACAAAATGCTTGGCATCACGATGCACCCAGCCAGCAAGAAGTTCTCCGACTACATGGATGCGATGTATCCAGAAAAGCCAACCGAAACTCCACGTCAAGCAAAGAATAGAGAGAATGTTGTTACTAGCATTCGGGCTCTTTACGAAAATGAGCGCAATGCTGGTGGCTACGGGTACAACGCATGGTCTGCATACAACGCCCTAGTTGAGTATTTGGATCACTATAGAGAAGTAGATGCATCCGAGCGAGCGATTGCTTCAATGACAACGCACTCGCTTGTCACTCAGAAGAAGATCAAGGCACAAGATTTCCTACTTTCGTTGTCCTGACATACAGCAAATGTATGATTGTTCACATGGGTGAACATGAATTCTTTGATGAAATGGGGGACAACGAACTCCCACCACGCGAAGAACTCGCTGTATGGCTGAGTGAATTCATGGCTGCATCCTCCGACGCGGAGAATAGATACAGATCCCACTACTGCACGATGATTGCAGAAACTCTTTATCGAGAGTTTGGGGTCGAGGGATTCTGCGAAATGATGATGGTCATGGACAAAAGAGCCGGATGGGTCTCTGACATCATTCTTGAGTCGTCAGACATTGACGACATTCTCTTCAAAAAGCATGGCGTTTACGACAAGCACGCTCTAGCGAAGGCTAGAGATTCTTCTGCGATGCAAGAATTGAATACGAAAATCTGGCGCTTGAGGCGCAGGTATGCAAAGACAATTGCAGAAGAGTTGATGGTCGTGCGCGACGAGGAAGACGAAGACGAAGACGAGTAGTCACCTGTCCAGTAGTGACAAGACGAGCTGCGAGGTGTCACCGTCAGCAAAGACCCCTCCGTCTATCGCTGCGGTGACGACCCCGCGTTTACGTTCTATCAGAGAATAGATCTCCTCGTCAATTGTTCCAGAACAAAGAACATAGGTTGCCGTAACGCTGCCCTGCTGTCCGATTCTGTGACACCGAGAGTATGTCTGGTCGACATCTGCTGGAGTCCATGGGAGTTCGACGAACAGAACGTCTTGAGCGGCCGTAAGGGTGTGTCCAGTCTTCGCTGCCTGTATCGACAGAACTATCACTGGAGCCTCGTCGACTGATAGCGATTGAAACTTCTTCTTGTGTTCTTCGACCTCTTCGACGGACATTCCTCCCTGAATCTTTAGGCCGCCAAACTTTCTAGCTAGATCATCGACTATCTCTCTATGGTGTGCCGCTATTACCACCTTCTTGCCGTCTTCTATCCTCGACTTCACCCACTCTTCTATGACGGGCATTTTCGCCTTTGCCGATAGTCGCCTGAGAACAGAGAGCCTGACCAAGTGCTCATTGCTCTCTGCTTTGATTTTGGCAATGACAGCAGCAGCCCTGGGTGACTGGCCTAATTCGATTGCTATTTCCTTTGCACGCTCCTGCAGATACTTGATGATGTCTCTCTCTGCCTTTTTGTATTCATCCATCCCAGCAGATGTGCCCTCCACCAGAACTGGTGAGTGGATCACGGGCGGAAGCTCAGAGAGAACTTGATCTTTCGTTCTCCTGATGTAGCAGGTTCCACGGAGTCTGTCGTTGAGTTCGTCGAGATGCGAGTGGCCGCTTATGTTCCACTGTCCAAAATTGTCTTGATACGCATTGCAGTAGCGCCTATAGAAGCCCCATAGGCCGCCGAAATCTTTGAGTCTTCCGAGTATGTCAAGTTGCGACGCATACTCTGCTGGTCTGTTTGTTACTGGAGTTCCAGTAAGGCATAGAACAATTCCATCCTTGCACGCACCCTTGGCTATCTTTACTGCCGCTTTTGTTCTCGCTGCCGTCGGCGTCTTGCAATAGTGGCTCTCATCGAAGATGTAGGCGCGATGCCCAATCAGCATCTTCTCCCAATGCTGAATGTTGCTGTAGCCGATGACGAGAACATCGTATGTTCCTTTGTCCGGGAAGGACTTTCTATTTGTCACCGTGCTGACTTTTCGGTCTGGCAACCACCTCGAGTATTCTTTTGCCCAGTTCAGTACGAGGCTAGGTGGGCAGACAACAACAACTGGATAGCTGTCCCACACATACTCAACTGTTGCTATGGCCTGAATCGTCTTGCCGAGACCCATCTCGTCTGCGATAAACGACCTCTTTGCGTTTGCTGCATACATGACGCCAGCACGCTGATACGGGAGCAGCGAGCCCTGAAGTGTTGGTATCTCTACATTTGCGTCAGTAGACCTTGATGCATCTTTGAGTTTCTGAAGTACGTCACGTATGTTCTCCGCATGTGAGTAAATCTCACCGTCTACTGGAACATCGAACGAGTTTGCCCAGCTAATTACCTCTCCAGCAGAATTCATGGGAGCTTCCCATGCCTTCTTTTCTGGATTCCACGTGATCCCAGGAACTTGCTTGACTGCCTTGATAATCACCCTCTCATAGGGGAACTTCAGTATCAGCTTCCCCTCATCCATGTAGACGCATCGCGTGGGTCTCTTCTTCTGGATGGTGAGCATCAGTACGTCATTGTCGATTGCGAATTTATGTTTTGCCGCGAAATCTCTCATTTCCTCGAGAGATGAGACTGGGGCTCTCCACACCTGTGCAACGCGATCCCATGATGCTCCGTCGATTGCCTTTATTTCGGAGACCTGCTCTGCGTCGTATGGGAACTCAGCAACTAGGTGGTCGTCCTGTAGGAATAGATGCACAGCCCTATTCTAATCGTCTACTATTTATTACATGGAAGAACAAGACATACAGAAAATGCAAGAAGACATTGCTTCTCTAAATAAGACAATCAGGAAGCTAAATAAAAAGGTAGAAGATTTAGACCAGCAATTATTGAGACTAAAAATTCAAGTCAACTACAAGCCCGAAACAGTTGGTTTCAGCGATGGCGCTCCAGTCAAGTCTGTCCTTGGGCCCAGCATTGGCGATCTCTACAACAACAAAGTCATTACCAGTTACCCGGTTGTGAAGCGTTCGCCAGAGGAATAGTATTCCCTCAATGGGAATGTCACCTACTTACACATGCGTTGTGTGTGGCCTGAGCGTCGACCCGAAGTCACAGGGAGTCATCAGGCAGGCAGTGGTTTGGCTGAAGGGAACTTCGCGTACTGTGGTTGAGATAGTCGCAGAGAGCCACCACTACAGACATGCGGTATGCACGACAAAGGGCCAACTAGAGCAATTGGAGCTTTTCTGATGGATAGGGAAATGTTGGATGAGTACCTGAACATGATTGACGAATCAGTTCTGCTGTGCGACGGGTTCGACGAAGCGTTCATCGGGTTCTCGCAACGAATCAATGAGCCCCTACTGGCTGTCTATTCATACGACAAAATGGTCGACGTTCTGATTCAGCGGGATGGCCTCAGTTACGAAGATGCTACTGAATACCTTGATTTCAACGTGGTTGGTGCGTGGGTCGGACCACAGACGCCAATCATCGTTACCTCTGTCCCTCTCTAACGGCAGCACGCCCTTCTGATAATCCGCTGACGGATTCTCCCAGGGCCGCCAGACTTTCTCTTCGCTGGCTTTGGTGCATCCTTGTCCTGCTGTTCATTCTCTTGGTTGTCACTCATTCGCAGCCTCCCATCGAATGCAACCATCTCTGTATCTGGCCCTCTCTAGGCCGCCACTATTTCCAGAGCGCCATGCGTATTCACAGCATGGTTGGTCGTCGTCGCAGGGATGATGGCCGCCGTCACCTAACGCTTTGGCTATGGATGAAAATGAGCGCAAGAGCATCAAAGAGCAGTCGTGACATAGGTTGACTCCGCTCACCGCGTCGTTCATTCCAAAGTCAGTAAATCCGTTGTAGTAGCCCCATTCTCGCGGCGAGAAATACAGGCCGCCGATGATCAGCTCACCCTCTTCGTACGCCTGACAAGGGGCGCCACACTCGCTACACACTATTGTTTTCATGTTTTTATTATAACTACAAATATTTGTTATTAAAGGGTTTTATCTATAAGCCCCGTTGTAATACTTAGTTCTATCTCTGTACTGGAGGAATGGTATTGAGATTGCTGTGAGAATGAAAATGCCCATGCATTTAGAATAGATTGTTGTTTAGTACTAAAACGTAAATGCTGTTGGTCGTTGGGCACACGGGGCTTCTAGCAGCACCACCCCAATCCTTTCGGTATGGGGCGCGGGCCGGGCCGGGCCTAGTCCTCCCACTCGTCTCGGAGGGGACGGACTGCCTGCACCACCACGTCGAGGAAGTGCTGAGCGGTAATCGCGTCTCGCTCTTCGATGTGGTAGCGGAGGTCGTCGATGGCTTTCAGGGCTTGGGTTCGCTGTTCGTCGGTCATGGAGTGTCTATACCTCTCTGGCTGGAGTTTCCTACCACCAATGCCCCCCGTTCGAGAGGCCGGTGCCGTTTTCGTCGTCGGGGTCGGAGTCGTACCCGTCGCGTGGGCTGATGCCCTTGCGCTTGAGGAACGTGTTCTGCCAGTTCCAGTCGTTCCCGTTGGAGAAGTCCTCCATCCATCCGAAGTTGTGCTTGGGTGCGTCGCTGTTCATGTGTTGTCTATACCGACTCGGCTGGAGTATCCTAGTCCCCCCCAGCAAGTGATACCAGAAGCCCCGACTACAACTATCCACAGCCTGTGGATAAACCTGTGGATAAATAAGTTATCCACAGCCTGTGGATAAACCTGTGGATCTACACGGGGCTTCCGCGCGATGTTCCACGTGGAACAATGGGGGGGGTAGGAAACCCCAGCCTTGGCGGTATAGACACCTCATGAAGGACGCGGGAGGTGCCACCGAGCACAATGGGAGCATTGGCACCCGCCTCCCGCGCTCTTCTAGGGACGGGCTTCTCGCCTCTCTCTCCAGCAACCCAGATGCACTCCGTCAATCCGCAGATAAGGCTCTGTCGGTAGATAAGGCTCTCCGTGTGCTAGCCACGCGAACCGTCCTCTTCCCCGCCACCCGCCCTCTTCCCGCGACACGGCTCTCTCTGGGGAGGGGACGCCCTCGGCTGGGGAGTGGGGCGAGAGGCTCGCTTCTCTTTCCCCGCGCAAGCCGGGGCTGCGCGGGGAAAGAGAGTCAGTGGCTGAAGCCCCGATGTAATACTCATCAAATGAAGCCAATAGGAAACTCCAGCCATGGGGGTATGTTCTATTCATGAACAACACAGCGACAAACACAAAAGGAGCCCTCTGTGGTACTCAAGTTATTGGGAACATTGTTTCCCTTTGGTATCAAAGTCCCACAGGTGACTCGTCAGACAGCCAAATCCATGAACTGGTCTGCCTATCCAATGAGCAGGCACAACTGGTAGCCCAAATGCACCGAGAGGTGTGGGGACTCGACAAGTGACGGACGGGGGGAGGGGGCAACCTCTCCCCCCTTCACTTTTAGAAAGTGGTGAAAATGGAAGATTTCAGATACTCCGATTTCGTGATACTCGTGGGAAATACCTACGAAGAGGGTTCAGACATTCGCTATGGACAGCACTATTTCAACGTGCTGAACAGGGTGCGCCCTGACGTTGCTAACTCGTTGCGAGGAACGTCCCTAGACCCTTTCTACCGTGACAAGGTGAGCCAAAAAACAGAGGATTTCGTTGCAATGAAGTGGCGTGGGGAGGACTGATGGAAGAAACTTTGCCGTTCACGAAAGAAGAGTTTGCCGTCATTATGGAGGGCGTCGCCAGACTGCCATTCCAAAAACGTATGCAAGCGAAGCAAGCCCTGCTACGGGTCGTCTATAAAGAACTGTGCGCCCGTGACGAGAAAATAAAAAAGTCCATAGAGCGTAGTAAAAAGCACTTTCAGAAACACACAGCCCACCGCCCCTGCGTGTGCGGATACTGCCACGAAACGAAGACCTACGCCGAAATGTGGGTCTTTGACGTACGCAACCCGAACGACGAAGAGAATCTATGCCGAGACTGTGGCATAGAAGAAAACGAAATAGAAGACAAACTCCTAGCCCTAGACGAAGAGTACGACGACTAGTGGTGTCAGCCGGAAGCCCCGGTGGGCAGACTCCCGCCCTCGCTGCCGCTCGGTTGGGCTGACGCACTCGCTCCGCTCGCTTGTCGGCAATGAATGAGCGGTCAGTTTCTTAGGAAACTTCAGCCTCTTTGGTATAGACACTTCAAGCGAGGCTGCAAGGGGCAGCGGAAGGAGACCCGACATGGGTTGGTGGGGTGGCGAGTGGATAGAGGGGCAGCGTTGCGAAGACGCGCCCTGTTGCGGGTGCTGTGGCGTCGATGATGGCGACTCCTGGGAGCCTCGCGAGCGCGACGACGACGGTTGGCTGTGGGCAGACCTCGAAGAATTCGATGACTAGGCGAGGGGGTCGAAAGACCCCCAACCCCTGCGGAAGCCCCGGGGGAAGGACTCCCGCCCTCCCTGCGGTCGGTTGGGCTAGCGCGTCGCTCCGCGACTTGCTCGCAGGGAAATGGGGGTGGGGTTTCGTAGGAAACTCCAGCCTCTTTGGTATAGGTACTACATGACAGCGACCACAACCCCAGCCCCTGCCCCCCTGACCGTTTGGGCCCTTTGGGCCTTCCCCGCGAGCGGGGAAATCTGCGAGCAGGAACACGTCCACGTCGGGCGCACCCACGCGCGCGCGATGGCCCTCACGGCCGAGCGCATCGAGCGTTGGTTCGGCTCCGAAGCCACCATCGTGGCCCTCTTGGTATCGCCCACCGACGAGGCCAAACGCGAGGCCGAGCGGGCCGCCCTGGCCCTGCGGCCCTAGCGGGCACGAGGCCGAAAGGCCTCCGCCCCTACGGGGGCGCGCGAGCTCCGAAGCCCCGTGCTCGGCTCATGCTAGAATGCCTGCATGGTTCACCTATTCTGCGGAGAGAAAATCATTGGTGAAGGCAGGACACTGCACATCGTTAGCATTGCCCACTGCGGAGCAGTCGTGGAGACTGAGACGGGGATTACAACCGACCGTCTCGAGGTTACTTGCCCTGAATGCGCCGAGATTCTCGAGAACAATTCCTGACATTTAGCAACCGAGCGCACCTTGTATGAGGTATGAAACGTTATTACTTCAAACACTGCGGTTCGTTGCACGAGATCGACCGTGACCGTGTATTCGACGAGAATGGTCGACCCCATAACTACTACCCGCTTGTTGGTTGTCCTATCTGCAGGAAGATCTGTTGGTTGACCAATGTCGTTGAGACGGGAGAGGACGACTAATGGGGGTCGGTTGCGCTTCGTCAGCATCGGGTGTATTTTTGCGCTATGAAATACGCAATGAACGACGACGACTGGGGCGAGGTTGAGCGGGCTGTCAGACTGCGTATAGAGGAATCGAGCCAGCAGGGGCTAAATCACGCCTCCACATACGAACGCTCGATGGATGAGCGTCTCGAGCAGGAGAGGGTGGGAGCCGGTGCCGAACTAGCGTGGGCACGCCTGAACGAGCGCCTATGGCATAACCCGATAAACGAGTTTCACCAAGTACCCGATGACGGCATGAACGAGATACGGGCAACTAGTCACCCTCGAGGCGGTCTCATTATTAGAGACAACGACCCGTCTGATCGTGTTTACATTTTCGCCCAGTTAATCGGAAACGTATTCTTTTTCATTGGGTGGGCATACGGGCACGAAGCAAAACGTGATGAGAACTTATTCAACCCAAATGGGTGGCGCCAGTCTTGGCGTTTGGGGAAGCACCAACTGCATCCGATGAAAACATTGCCAGCTTCGCAGCCCCGGTAGCCACCGTGCGCCAGCGGGGCCTTGGCGCAGAAAACCCGCCCCGAAGGGCGGGGATCAACCTCGGGGGCCGTGCCCCCACCCGTGCGGGCTATTCGAACTCGCACTGCCCGCAGATGTAATCGGGCCCGTAGGGGTCGCCCACGAACGTGCCGTGCTTGCAGTACTGGCGGGCCTCGGCCTCGATCTCCCGCTGGATACGGGCCTCGCACCGCTCGGCGTAGGCGGCGTAGTGGGCCTCGCAGCGGGGGAAATAGCGGTTGTCGTCGACGTAGCGGGTGTCGTAGCGAGGGTGGAACTCTACCGCCCCCGCACACGGGCCGTTCCCGTTCTCGAGGCAGTCGTCGTGGGTCAGGGGCTCGGATTCAGTGAAGGTGAACATGAGTTCACCATACCCGCATGGCTGTAGTTCCCTACCGCACCAACAGGCCGCCCGTAGCGGGTCGATCAGGCCGCCCGTAGCGGGTCGATCAGGGGCACGGGTCGATCAGGGGCACGGGTCGATCAGGGGCACGGGTCGATCAGGGGCCGCACCCGTGCGAGGGTGGCCCGAGCGTTCGCGGGGCTTCCGCCACCGCGCCCGCCCGCCGAAGCCCCGTCCTGCACGCTGAGAGGGGGCAGGGTTCCCCCCGCCCCCGTGGGGTGGCCCCACTACTGGCCGAACGGCCACGGGTCCCACGCCCGATCCAGGGCGAGCATGAGGTCACTCTCGGTCGGGTCAATGAGGACCGACTGCAGCCAGTAGCGATCCCTGCCGATGCGGTCACGGATCGTGCGGTAGAAATAGTCACGATCACGCCCGAGCCGCTTGGACTCGGCCGAAACTCGGTAGGTGAACGTCACGGTATCCCACGGCTCGGATCCCATGTCAATGGCCACGGCCACAACTTTCTCGGGCATGATCGCCCCTTTCTGCCGCTTGTGCGGCGTCGCTGACAAGGGGCCTATACCGTGGCCACTGGAGTTTCCTAGCCGCCGATCACCCGCCGATCAGGGGCCGATCAGGGGCCGATCACCCGCCGATCAGGGGCCGATCAGGGGCCGATCACCGGGCCAATCAGGGGCCGATCACCGGGCCAATCAGGGGCCGATCAGGGGCCGATCACCGGGCCGATCAGGGGCAGTGTGCGCCTCGGACGGGGCTTCGACCGTGTCCACATTCCCCCGAAGCCCCGACTAAGGACTTGCAGGGGCAGGGTTACACCCGCCCCCGTGGGACTATCACCCCGTTTTCGTAGCGGTCTACGACCTGGAAACGCATGGCCTCGGCGCATGGCTGGCAGTAGTACCCGCCCCACCCGCCAGGAAGCGGGTCGATGGCGTAGGTGGTGGCCTCTTTCCCGCATTGCTGTTCGCACTTGCGAGCGAAAGGCGATGCGATTGTCGGGTGAGTGTTGTCGCTGTTCATGAGGTGACTATACCGCCGAGGCTGGAGTTTCCTATGCCGACCGTCAGCCCGTGATCAGGCCGGGGCTTCGGGCCGCCGAAGCGGGTGGGGTTACCCCCACCACCCTTCGTGGTCGTCGTCGGACTCTTCGTCGCGCCCGTCGCGAGGCGGGAGACCGTTGCGCTTGCGCCACGTATCCTGCCAATTCCACGACGTGCCGTAGGTGAGGTCGTCCCACCAACCGAAATTGTGCTTGGGGTTGTCGCTGTTCATGAAGTGTCTATACCACGACGGCTGGAGTTTCCTATGCCCGACCGCCCTGCGCGCCTCGGACGGGGCTTCGAGTGGCACGACGACTGCGCGCGGAAGCCCCGGTGCGCCCTAGAAAAGTTTTCGGCGGGGGCATTCTGGCGGGGGGCAGGGTCGCCCCCACCCCCCAACCTTTGACGGTGGCGGAAGAGAGCCTAGACCCTCTCCCACTCGCCGTCTGCGTTCTGGCTGTAGACCTGTACGGGGTCTCGCATGATTTCGTTGCGCCCGTCAATGACTCGCTGGCGGTAGGACTCGCTCGTGTTCACACGGAGACATTCCTCGTGTGCCAGTCGCACGATTTCATCGGGCACGTCGTGGTTCTCTCCGTCGTACTCGCCGTCCTCGTTGAGTGCGCCCACGATGACCACGTCACCGAAGATAACCCGACCCGTGAGCATGGTGGCGAACACGTTCGGCTCAAACCCCTCAATGAGTAGACCCTCGTCGTGGACGTACACCACGAAGTCCTCTCCCCGAACGGCGTCAAACCAACCGCCCACTAGGGCGTTGATTTCCTGATAGTTGCCCGACAGGGTCAGTTCCGTGAAGGTTCCGTCTGTCTTGATGTGGAGTGCTTTCGCTGTCATGAAGTGTCTATACCGACTCGGCTGGAGTTTCCTAGTCTCGCCATGTTCCGTGTCGTGGAACGGGGCTTCGGCGTGGGGCATCCGCCAACCTCGAGGCCCCGGCTCCCCTAGTCCCTCCAGTAATCGTCGGGTTCTTTCTCTCGCTCCATGAAACGACGAACGTATCCGCTCCAGCCATCGTGGGCACGGAATTCTTCTTCCGTCCTGCCTGTGGGGGTCTCGGTTCCCGTCTCAGGGTTCCAAACGAACATGAATTCGTACAACGCCTCGTTGTAATCGTCTGAATCCACGTACCGCCATTCAGCCTCTTCGTACTCGGCGCATGAGTCGTAGAACGCCTCTGCCTCTTTGACGATGTACGAATCGCTCGGTTCTCTGAACATTTCTATTTTCCCTTCCTGTCTCGGATTACCTGCACCAGTTCGTCTCTGCCGACGAACACTAGAACGTCGTGAGCCTTGCCACGCCCAAGCGGTCTGACGAAGATTCCGACCGACTCAAACGCCTCTTCTGCCTGAACCGACGAAACGATGAGAACCTTCCCGTTCACACGAATCCCGTCGTTTTCCCGAATCTTGCAACCACGCACCAGCATGAAGAGACTATACCGACGTGGCTGGAGTTTCCTACAAGGATTAGTGCCGAACGAATCGGGGAATCCTGTCGGCTACCCGCACCCCTTACACCAGGGGGGACTAACCGATTAGGGTCTACCTTGTACCCTCTTCAGTTCCCCGACTCGCTCGGTAAATAGACAATACCAACGTGGCTGGAGTTTCCTAGTCATGCCGCCTAGCAGTGCCGCTAGGCTGCGGGGCTCTGGGGAGATTTGGGGGACTAGTCCCCCTCCTCCTCTTCGGGATACCCGACCTGTCCGATGGAGAGTGAGTAGAGGTCGTGCTGAACCTCGGGACGCTTGTAGTCGTCCTCGTTCTCCTCAATGAAGGCCTCGCATTCTGCGAGCGTCCCCACAAACTCGGGATAGCCCGAGTCCGAGAGACACCCAGCCGAGGCGTACCAAACTGCGTAGGTGGTGGTGCGCTGTGTCATGAAGTGTCTATACCAACAAGGCTGGAGTTTCCTAGCCTCAGTTTTTTCGTGAGCCATGCGGGGCTATGAAATTTGGGGAACTAATCCTCCCCCACTAGGCACCTCTTGTTGCGTGTCCTGTTCAGTCGAAGCCCGACTGTATCGAAGCCGTGCCAGTCGAGCAGTGAGTCGATGGCATCGACTACATCCTCGTATTCTGGATGGTCGGAAAAGTGGATAATCTCCACGATGTCCCACAGCAGTTTTTCTTGTGTCTCGTTGTCGCTCATGTGTTGTCTATACCGAGTCGGCTGGAGTTTCCTAACGGGGCTTCCACCATCTTCGCGTGTCCCCGGAAGCCCCGGCCTCTGCCGCGAGGCGAGACCCGAACAAGCGTTCGGCCCCTCGGGGGCGAGACCCGAGGGGCGGAACCTTTGACGGTGGCGGAAGAGACTCCCTCGGGGGCTAGTCCCCCGAGTAGTTGTTCCACTCCACGGTCTCGCGAACCTCGCCGCAGCGGGTGCAGGCGTAGACCTGCACGTTGCGGTAGGTTCCGAGTTCCCAACTCCCGACGTTGCCGTGGCGCGTCTCGGTGTGCGCCCAATCGTGGGTGCGGCCGCTCGCGAGGTACATCTGGCGCAGGTGCGCCGCCTGATAGTAGGCGTTGCGCGCGTACTTTTCCTGCTTGGGCGTGAACCTGCCGCGCGCGGCGAAATACGCCGCGAGGGACGCGAAGAACGTGGAACGCTGGCGGCCGAGCCACGCCGCGATTTCCTCAAGCGTCGGGGACGAGGGCATCGGCGCGAGGTTCGCGTGGGGGTGGTTCGGGCACGGGTAGGTGTTACGGGTGAGGTTTGCGCTGTTGTCTGGCATGGTGGGCCTATACCGCCGATGCTGGGGTTTCCTACGGAAACCAGACTCAAAGAGCGAGGCCGGGGCTGCCGGAACTTCGCATGGAGGGGCTTGAAGCCCCGGTAACCCGACGGGGAGTGGGCGGGCCGACACCCGCCCCACTTACGTCGGCCCCCGCCCCTAGAGGCCGTCGGCCTGTCGGATTTCTAGACCCGCTTCCTGCGCCCCTCGGCGCAACTTGGCAAGGCCACACTTGTCGGACATGGAACCCCAACCCCACGAAACTTGCGTGAACGCACCGTCACGGACTTCGGCCATGAGCGTGGAGTAGTGGAAAATGAGCATGGCCCCATCGGAGTCACGCACCGCACGCCACGATGACGCACGGCCCTGACGGGTCACAAGGTGGGCAATTGCTGTGGGTCGCTGTTTCGTTGTCATGTGTTGTCTATACCGACTCGGCTGGGGTTTCCTAACCCGACCGCCATTAGTGCGCCTTGAAACGGGGCTTCAGCCGTGCTGACCCACTGGCCTCAAAGCCCCGCTTGCACATCGGCAGAAGGGGGGCAGGGTTTCCCCCGCCCCCCGTGGGGACTCCCCGCTAAACCGAAGCGGGGAGAGCAATCCTCGCATCGGTAGCGGCGATGGCGATTGCCGTTCCGAACCGCCAGAAGTCATCGAGAGCCTTTTCGACACCCTCTCTGCCGACTGGCCCGAAAACATCGAGACTGAACGTGCTGCCCTTTTCGTCGGTGAACGTGAGGGTCATGCAGGCGAAGTGATGCGAACCCTCTGCCGTATTGGCATAGATTTCTGCCTTTACGTTCGTGGTGTTGTGGAAGGAAACCCGTGTAGACATTTGGAACCTCTTTCTGCCGACTGGTCGGCGTCGCTGACAATGTACCTATACCGATGGGGCTGGGGTTTCCTAACCCGACCCAACCTTTTTGGGCTGGGTCGGGCTAGGGGCCTATTAGATTTCGATCGATTCGACCATCTTTTTGAGAGCCTCAAGCCCAACCATGAGGCCGCTGATTTGGTCGGCAAAGGCCGCCATCTGTCTGGCCTCTTGAGCGATGATTCGGGCATAGTGGGCTGTCTCGTAAGCGGTCGGGCAGACCTCTTCCGATTGGGCGCACAATGCGTAGCCTTCGATTGCCTTTGCCATCGTGACGATGACATTTCGGCGGTTCGCGATTTCCCACTCAAAGTGGGCGACGGTCTGAACCCCGACCGTCTGAAGCGTTGTCGCTGTCATAAAGTGCCTATACCCACTCGGCTGGGGTTTCCTAGTCTCGCCATGTTCCACGTGGAACATCGTGCGCCTCGGACGGGGCTTCGAGTGGACCCGTGCGAGCTGGAAGCCCCGGTTTGCCCCAAAAAAATAAACCGAACAAGCGTTCGCCCGTGGGGGGGGCGAGCGAACACTCGTTCGTTTGACGGTGGCGGAAGAGGCTAGTACCTCCACCACCACGGGCCGCCCCCGTAACCAACCACACACACAAGGCTGGCAGGCTTGACGATGACGGGGGTGGGGATTCCGCCGAGGGTGAGTTTCACGCCCCCGTAAACCCTCTCTACGCCGTCTACCGTGCTGTGGGCGATGGCATTCCGACGACGGAATCGGGAGTCACGGGCCTGCCTGACGTTCGGCACGATTCCGATGAACTCGTTCACGTTGCCCCTGCGGCTGCGGTAGCCCGCATAGATTACGTCCCCGACCTCAAGTTCGGCTGCCTGTCCGACCGCTACCGTGCGCCGCCAGACTTTCTTGACCTCATGGATTACCTGCATTTCGTTGCCCCTTTCAGGCTTATCGCTGTTGAGTTGTCTATACCGCTGTGGCTGGAGTTTCCTATGGGCAACAATAATCACAATGTTCTTCCCAGTTATTGGCCTCAAGGTAAGCCTCTGATTCCGTGTCAATCCACCGGAATTGTTCGTAGGGAATCCCCAGTTCTTCGGCCATGTCCTGAGCGCAAACCCACGAACAAAGTTTCGGTTTCTGTGTCGCTGTCATGTATTGCCAATACCGTCATGGCTGAAGTTTCCTACGGTGAAAACTTTTTTGTCTTGCATCGGGGCTTTAGGCGTGAATACTCACCGCCGAGGCCCCGCTGTGCGTAGAAGAAAAGGCTTACGCCAGTTCTTCGTCGTAGTAGTGGTCGGGGTCATCTTCCTGAACAATCGTCAGGACTGTCGCCGTGGCGAGTAGGGCTAGGAATGTCACCGCCAACGTCACGGAAAAAATGTCAAGTATCACGACTCAACCTCGCAATCGTGTCCGTAGGCGTACTCTTCGGGGTCGGTGAACCTCTGCCCACACTCTACGCAAGTGTAGGTTTTGACAGGCTTCAGTATTTCGTCAATGAGGTTCATGCAGGCTGTCAGGTGGCTGTCTGTCGTTGTGGTCATGGAGTGTCTATACCTTTCTGACTGGAGTTTCCTAGCCCGTTCAGAACGGCTCCCAATCCTCGGGCATGGGTCGGATAGTGCTTGCGCTACCCATTGGTGCGTCGTGGTGCGAGAGAGAATACTCAATGCGGTCGGCAAAGACACGGTATTCCATCTGCCATTCGCTACGAACGGTCATTAGGTCAAGTAGGTCACGGGCATTGTTTGCCTGACCATAGCCCGACACGTTACCGTGCCAAAGTCGCACGTTCTCAATACCCCACCAACCGCTACCGTTGGCAATAATGTCTTCGGTGCAAAGTTCGAAGAAGTAAAAGTCATCTTCCCAACAAATGCCGTAGCAATCTTCGTCGCATTGGCAAGTGTTGGAAATGGTTCCGTAGGAAATGGGAGTTTCTTTGGTCGCTGTCATGGAGTGTCTATACCCCCGTGACTGGAGTTTCCTAGCCCGCCGTTCCACGTCGGAGCATGGGCGGGGCTTCGTACGAACAGCGCGCCACTCGCGGAAGCCCCGGGAGCCGAAGGAAAAGCCCCCGAAGGGGCTAGTCCCATTCCCCCCAACCTGCGGAGTTGAGGGTCTCACTATCGGCCCATGCGTCGTCCTCGTAAGGTTCGGCGTCGTCGTCCCAAAGGTCGTCGTCCGCTTGCCAACCCCACTCGTCGTCGTTGTCTTCTGGCATCGCTGTCATCGTGGTCATGGAGTATCTATACCGTGAAGGCTGGAGTTTCCTACGCCGTCACACCCCAACCGTTTCTTCGTAATGACGTGCCCAACCTTCGTTGCGCTCGCTGTTCGTGCAGAAATCAAAGTACCCCGTCGCCATGCGGTAGACGAAATCACGGGCCTCGTCGGGCGTGTCGAAGAAGTAAGTAACGCGAGACTTGAGGAACCCAATTTCGATGGTGATGGCACCGCTCGGCAGAGTGCTGAACTCAAACTCGGCTTCGGACTTGACGTGGACGCTGATGTTGGTGCTGTTGATGTTGGTCATGGAGTGTCTATACCGTGACGGCTGAAGTTTCCTAGTCTCGCCTGACCCTTCGTGCTGGTGCGCCTACGCGGGGCTTCGTTGGTTCCGATCTGCGCGCGCGGAAGCCCCGGTGCTTATAAAAAAATCTCACCCGCCGAGCGAAGAAGGAGAAGCCGACGGGTGAGAGATTTTTGACGGTGGCGGAAGAGGGCTACTCGTAGTCGTAACCGTCGAACCAGTCGTCGCCTCGCGTGTCATCACGACGGCAGTGCTCTTGCGCCTCTTCCAGCGTGAGACCCGTGGCGATTACCTCGTTCTCGCCGTCTTTGTGGAACCTGACGATTTTGTATGTATCGGTCATCGTGTATTTGTTGCTCATGATGTATCTATACCTCTCTGGCTGGAGTTTCCTACGGGAAAACCCTGCCCCCTACTGGGGCAGAGCCTTCCGAATGAAGCCGACGAGTTCCTGAGCCTGCGAGCCTCGCCCCATTGACCGAGGGTAGTCGGTCACGCCGAGCAGACCAGCAACCCAGTAGAGAAAGTCAAGGTTGTAGACCGCCTGCATTTGCGGAACGATTTGACCGTCAGGGCCGAAGATAGTCCCCTTGTGGGTTCCGTCTGACTTGTGGGTCTCAATGAGTTCTGCCTCGTTGAGTTCCTCGATGGTGAAGTGAGGCTCGTAAAAAGACGGCTCGTACAAGCCATGCCCGTCTCCGATGATTACTCCAGCCTCAAGGGCTTCTTTGACTTTGATGGTGATGTTGTTGTCGCTCATGGAGTGTCCATACCGCCGAGGCTGGGGTTTCCTAATGACTCTTTTCCTCGTGGTTGCGCCGGGGCTTCCGTATGCACAAACCCACTACGACGCCAATTGGAAAACCGATGAAAGCCCCGTATAGATAAAAGAGAGTGTTCACCACTCTCCCCTATTTCCACTCCACTCAAACACCGCCGTATAGGTTCCCCCACACGCCACACCTTCGGGGTTCAGAATGTCACACGGCTCTTCTGCCTCTACTTCTTCCCCGTCGTGATGGGCGTCAATCAAGAGTTCGCCCTCGTATTCGGAACCACACTTGTCGCAAGTGTAGATTACTGTCGCGTAGTCAGCGTACTCATCTTCCCACGCTTGGTCAAAAACCTTCGTCGTGCAGCCTGCTGGATAATAACGGCTCATCTTTCGTTCCTCTCTGTCGCTTATGAGTTACCTATAACACTTCGGCTGGAGTTTCCTACTACTCGTTGAGTAGTCCCCATGCCTCTGCATCTTCCATGCCTGACATAATACCGTCTACGTCGTCGCCCATGATTTCGGCAAGTACGCCCATGAGGTGCGTTCTCATGCTTGGGTTTGGTTCACACGTCACACTCCACGTTGAGAACGCCGTACCACACCCGTCATTTATGAATGAACGGTACACGTTCTTATAGGTGGAGTTTGTCTCTTCGGCGTAGTCGTGAAGAGTGTCGTTCTCCCACGGTTCTCCGCATACTGGGCAGTAAATGTCCATTAGTAGTTCTCCTCTGTCGCTTGTGAAGTGCCTATACCCACTCGGCTGGAGTTTCCTATTTTCGTCAAAATACTTTTCTGCTACTTTCTGATTTATGCCCGGGGCTTCAGCTGGAACGCGCACGAACCCCGGAAGCCCCGGCGACCTAAAACCAAATCCCCACCCCGACAGCGACAACGGGGTGGGGACTTTGGTGGGTGGGTTAGCAAGATTTATTTGACGGTGGCGGAAGAGGCTAGTACCAACAGTCCAGCCCTTCAGTAGTGACAGCCGCCCATCGGAGATACCAAATGGCGTAGGCAATGGACTGTCTCACGTCGTCGGCTTCTTCGCCTTCGCCGTCGTAGGTCTCCAGACCCTTCTCCATTGCGTCGGCAAGAATGTTGCACTCATGGGGTGACTTGTGCGAGTTGTCCCCTAATGCGCCGTAGAAAGAGAGCCCTTCGGTCTCATCGTAAATACCAAGTTCTTCCACAAGGTAGTTACCGTACTTCCCCCGATACCAGCAGTCCGTACCGAACATACCGAGAACGCTTCCACCGGTCAGACCAGACTTTTCGTAGTCATTCTTGTACGGGCAACCGCCGTTTGCCTGCGTTGCTTGGCAGTCAATAGCGGTCATCGGCGTACCGTCATCTTCCAAAATCGGGTTGCCCTCTTTGTTCAGGCGTGGCGTGATAATCGCCGTTCCCTGCGTTTTGCAGGGGTACTTGTTCGGAATATTGTCTAGACCCATTACAGCACCTCGCTGATTTCGTAAATGTTCTGTCCTTGTGAGTTCTTGGGCGCGATAATCCACTCCAGCAGGTCGTTTTGCCAGCCCTCGTATGCCTTCATCGGCAATGGGTTCGGGTTGGAAAAGAGGCTAACCATAGAAATCGCATATGGTGAGCGTGTTGGCACACGGTGCAAGGTATAGATAAGCACACCACTCTGCGTGACTGACGCAAGAAGTTGGTAACGCATCTCGTTGTTTCGTGTGGAGTGAAAGCGGATTTCCACCGCTTCGTTCTGATAGAACTTCGGAACGTATCCGAGTATTTCTTCCGCTGTTTTGTTTGTCATGCAGGAACTATACCGATGTGGCTGGAGTTTCCTACGGGGAGAGCCATATGCGCCTCTTCGTATGTTGCGTACTGACCAAACTCCGAAAAGTCAGAAATCTCCGTAGGGCTTTGTGCGTAACGAATGGTGTAACGACGTTTCCCACCCCATGCGCCATCTTCGTCGTCTTGTTCTGACGTAATGAAATAACCACGATGAGGTTCGTCGGTGCTGATTTGGTGAAACTCCCCATGCACCTGCGAGCCAAAAAACTGCATGGTGGACTCGGAGAAAAAGAAACTCTTTTCCTTCAGGCTTGCCCGAATGAAAGAGCGCATTGTCGGTGTAGTGCGTGTAGTCATGTTGTGACAATACCAACTTGGCTGGAGTTTCCTAATGCGGGGCTGCAGCTGAGCCAGATCTGAACCCCGGAAGCCCCGTGTAAAAAACTCCAGCCCACTCAGGTCAGCGACTACCTGAGTGGGCTGTTTGCTCTACAAGCAAGGGGGAAAGAGGCGTTACCCCTGCGAGAGCAGACCACCTCTCGTCTCGTAGTTGGCGAGAGCAGATTCCCATTCGTCGGGTCGGAAGTAGTGACCCGAACCAGCAGACCACCCTTCAGGGCGAGCAGCGATAATCCATGTCACCCACTTGTGGTAGGAGTACGGAACCGTGTTCTCGCAAAGAGCGACCCACGAAGCGTAGGAGTCACCCTCAACTCGTTCGGAGATTCGGGTGCAACTAACAACCTTGTGTGAGGAAGCGATGGTCTGACCTTCCTGAAGAACCTTGTATTCGTTCGGGATTTCTTGTTGCGCTGTCATGTGTTTCCTATACCTCTCTGGCTGGAGTTTCCTATGGCGAGAGTCCCCTCGCCCCACCCCCGAACAGGGCCGTCGCCCCCATAGGGAGAGGTCTTTTCAGAGGAGAGACGGGTGACAGGAAGAGGGCGGATTCGGAAGTGTCTAGAATACCGAAGAGCCTTATCTTGGTCAGAGCCTTATCCCGAAGGGAGACTTACACCTATGTTGTTCGGGAGAGAGGCGAGGAACCTCTCACCGTTGCTTATGGAGTGTCTATACCGATGAGGCTGGGGTTTCCTACCCCGTTCCCTTCGGTGCAAACCTTCATGGAGTGCCTATACCTCACTGGCTGGAGTTTCCTACCACAACGGGGCTGTGATCATCGGCCCCGTGCGCCGAAAGCCCCGGCTACCCAACGCCAAGCCCCACCCTGACAGCGACAACAGGGTGGGGCGTTGGGGGGTTGGCAGATTTTTGACGGTGGCGGAAGACCCTATTCGGGGTCTGGTTCTACGTCTATCCGTTCGTCTCTATCCACGAACGGGGACTTGGGAGAGCGGAGAACGTAGTGGTTCGTTGGCGCACGACCAATGCCACGAAACTCTGGGTCAATGGCACTTCCTCGCCAGACCCCAACCTCGTCTTCGTCAAAGTTGGAACGAACAAAGTCCAACATTTTCTTCATGCGGTCAAACCGCACAATGAGAACGTAGTCTTTTTCGGGTTTTCCACCTTTGTCTATTTCACTCACGAGTTCGGCAAGCGTAATGCCCAGTTGCGAGGCTCGCTTTTTGAGAGCGTTCATCGCGCTAGTCCGTTTCTGCGCTTCCTTTAGTTCTTCTATCGTGGTCGTTGTTTTGCTCATGGAGTGCCTATACCTCGCTGGCTGGAGTTTCCTACGGGCTACTAGGGGTGGGACTCTCGCCCCACCCCTGCCCGTTCCTATTCAGAAACCCGATTCATTAGGTCGGCTATCGCCTCGGCAAGCGGTCCTCGTGCCTCGCCAGCGTCGAGAATCGGCGTTTCTGCCTCGTCTTGGAAACGCAGAACGCTCGCCATTTCTGAACGAGTGGCACACACGAACAGACGCACACGGCGACGGTTGGGGTGTTCGCTCGGCGCAGTCTCGGGTTCGTTGTTCCCGTCAGCGATAGGGGCAGCCCAACCGCAGGTGACGAGAGCGAGAGCGTCAAAGCCCTTCACAAGGCTCGGCTTCACGCTGTCAAGCAGTTGGTAAATGTCGCCGTGAGTAGCGAGTTCGGGATTTACGTCGGCAAGGTTGCCGTTCTCGTCGATTTTGATACCGACGAGCATGGCACTCGGCAGGTCAAAACCAAACGATTCACCCTTCAGACCGAAAGCGTTGTGGATAACGCCTTCTGCCCTTTCGGTGACCTCTAGCAGGGTGGACATGGAATGTTCCTTCCTTTCGGTAGTAGTTGTTCGGAACGAGGGGACTATACCGTTGTGGCTGGGGTTTCCTAAGACGACCCCACCGCCATTTCGCACTCACGCGCCTGAAGCCCCGTAGTAATGTGGGACTGTGAACGATGAAGTGTCTCAACGCCGAGCCCGGGGCTTCGAGCAACGCCAGATAGATTTATCCGTAGAACTAGAACGGGTGCAGAAACTCATTCGTCAGGTTGAGTGCCAAAATGCCATTTTGCGCCGTTCCCGACTAAGGGTGGTGGGGCAGGACTGACCTACCCCACCAGCCTCGTCAGACGGCTTCTGCGAACGGAAGTTCGGCTTCTGCCTTCTCGTCGGAGACGACGATGCGTGTGTACGGGGTGGGCGTGACACACGCCGACTCAACATCTGCGCTGATTTCTCCAGCCTTGCGAGCCTTGTCAAACGCCTTCGGCTCTACGGCGGTCTTGGTGACCAGTTCGTAGGTCTTGGCATTGACCAGTTCCTTCAGTTTCTCCACGACGAAGTTCCTGCGGACTGCGGTGACAAGGCTGATTTTCTTGCCGTTCACGGAAACCTCGCTCATTCCAGCCTCGGCTACCGCCTCGGTGAAAAGTTGCTTGGCGACTGCAACGGCTTTCTCGGCAGAAGCCTGCGCCTCAAGTGCGGCTAGGTACTGCTGTCCAGCGGTGGATAGTGCCTTACTCATTGGGTATTTTCTCCCTTGTTTGTGGTTACTGACAAACTGCCTATACCAGCATGACTGGAGTTTCCTATTCCCCGCCCATTCCGTACCCGCCCCTACACGCACGAAGCCCCGGCCCGCTAGCAAGTTATCCACAGGTTTATCCACAGGCTGTGGAAAAGGTGGGGGGCTGTGGATAACTAACGGTGGTGGAAGACATCGTAGGAAACTCCAGCCTGCTTGGTATAGACACCTCGTTCCCAGACAACTACTACGAAAGGTAAGGAACGTGAGCAAATCCCTATCGGTGAAGGTGAGTACCGCAAAACTCATCAAAGCGTTGGAGTCGGCTCTCGCCAAGCGTGAGAAGGAAATCGCTGACTACGAGAAGGCGCACGAGCAGTACGAGAAAGAGCGCAAGGAGTTCATCAAGAACCTGCCGAGCCTCATCTCCACAAAGAGCCTGACTCTTTGCGACACAAACTTCAACGAGCGAGCATGGAAGTCGGAACTTCCCGAGGTCATGTTCACCTACAAGTTGAGTCCTGCCGTCAAAATCCCCAAAGCACCCGAAACCGTGTCCTACCACGTTCGTAACGAGTGCGATGAAATCCGCAACGCCATCGCCATTCTCAAGATGACCGATGACGAGACGGTAAGCACCAACTCCTACAAGGGTGTGGCTCAGTACATCTGAGCCACCCCAACGACCTGAGCAAGTCGCAAAAAGGCTCACCCCCACTTCGAGACAAATACCAAGCGCAGAGAGTCCCCACGGGGACTAGATAAGGCTCTTTGGGGTTCTAGACTCCCCCGTAATCCGTCCTCATCGGTTGGTTGCCCCTCGGAGTGGGCGGTTCCATAGATGCCGGGGCTCAAAAAGTCTATATAGACTTGCAAAGCAGCTGAAGCCCCGCCCAACCGCCTGCCCCATAGGAAACTCCAGCCTGCTTGGTATAGACACCACATGACAAACATTCACATCTTCCAGTCCACAAAGGGTGGCGTCGGTTGCACCACCTCTGCCTGCGGGTTTGCCAGTCGGCTCGCCCAGCAAGGCAAGAGGGTCAACCTCATTGCCACCGATGACGACGCTCACGCAGTCGTTACCACACCTCATGGCAACCTCACGATTACGGTCGTAGAAAAGACTGCCAACACGATTACGGTCGTAGAAAAGACTGCCAACGCCGTAGAAATGGCTATCTCCAAGCGGAGCGTTGACACCGACATTGTGGTTGTAGACGCTGGGTTCGGCTTGCCCAACTTTGAGCGAGCAAAAGGCTGGTCTCGCCACTTGGTTGTTGAGAACCACTATCTCTGCCTGCGCCGTGGAGTTCAGGCTTCGGCCTCTAGTAACTACGAGGATTTTGTCCTTCTCTATGACAAAGAGAGCGCACTTAGCAAGGGTGACTGTCAGTTGGTTCTGAAATTGCCGATGTTCTTCTCGGTTGACAAGAGCGACGCCATTGCTCGCTCCATTGACGCTGGACTCTTTCCACGTGGAGAGCAGGTTCACTTCTACGAGCCAGAAGGGGTGGTCGTGTAGGAAACTCCAGCCACAGCGGTATAATCTCATCACAACTACTACACAAAAGGAAACACATGGCTACTAGAAGCATCATTGCCAAACAGCAAGGCGACACGTGGGCTGGACGCTATGCCCATTGGGATGGGTATCCCACCCATCAAGGAGCAAGCATTTGGGAGATTGTTCAGCGAGACGGCTGGGAGCAGGCTTCCAAGACATTCGTAGACGACCATTTCTACTGGTCGGTCGTGCGCCCATGGCAGGAAAACGAACCTGCTGAAGAGGCTCGCTGGAATGTCGTACCTGGCTACGGAATCACGGGAAACGAACTGCAGGCAGACCCTAGCGAGTGGTACACCCCCGAGAACTACAAGGACTCATGGTGTGATTACGTCTACGTCATTGCCAAGGCAGGGCTCATGATAATTGACATCTACAAGGACGAAATCCTTGGGCTCTTCCGTTGGGACGAAGCCGAGCCCAATTGGCAAGAGGTTCAGGATGCTCCCTACAAAGAAGAAGAAGAGGTGACCCTGTGATAGCAGTTGCACGTGAAACGGTTGAGGCGATGAGACGAGACCTCATTGGCAAGAGAGTGCGACTAGTGCGCACGACAGACCCCTACACAAATCTCAAATCGGGGGACGAAGGCGTCGTAGACCATATTGACGATATCGGTACGGTATTCGTCAAATGGGACAACGGCTCGGGCCTAGGCCTTGTTCAGGGCGAAGACTCCTACTGGGTGGTCTCATGAGCCTTCCAGAAAAAATCAACGTCACTAGGGTTATCTCCTATGACGTGGCAAAGGTCGTGGAGAACATCATTGAAGACCGGCTGTCGTCCACGTGGGTTGACAGCAAGGGGAATTCCGGCGGTCAGCCCGAGACCCTAGAGGTCACCATTGAGGACGTAATGGAGCGCATTGAGTCCTACTGCGAGGACGATTTCTCATGCGGATGGGGCCATAAGAATGAGATTGACGACCTGATCTTTACCGATCAGGACGGCAACGAGATCTAGATCGTGGGGTCAGCTAGTAGTAGGGCTGACCCCACAGCAATTGAGATCGGGGCTTCGAGCATGCTGGATGACAGTTTTGAAAGCCCCGCCGCGCCTGCTAACTCCCGCTAGCGGGCTCGCTTGCTCTAGAAAGCGGGGACACAAACGCAACAAACACAACGGTGGTGGAAGACGGCGGGTAGGAAACTCCAGCCACAGTGGTATAGTCACTACACCTACTACGAAAGGGCAACAATGCCGAACTGGACTAATACACGAATGGCTGTCTCTGGAAAGACCGAAGCCGATGTCAGGGAGTTCATTGACAAGGTTCTGGTTACCGAGAAAGAAGAACTGGAAGGCAAGTTTCCGATGCTGTCAAAAACAGTCATCGAAATCTACAAATCTTTTGTTCCCTGCCCAGAAGAACTTTACGAAATCTCACATCCCGTTCGTGAAGAGCAGGCAGAACTCGCAAAGCAAATGCTGGAAAAGTACGGAACAACAGACTGGTACGACTGGCAACATGAAAACTGGGGCGTCAAGTGGGGCGACTGCCATACATTCGTGGACTCAGAACTGGAGCAACTCAACAATGGTCACTGGGAAATCACCTACGTCTACGATTTGCCTTGGGGTTCTGGCGACGAGGCACACAAGAAAATCTCTGCCATGTTCCCGAAACTGCGATTTGCATTTGACTTTGAGGAAGAGGCTGGATTCTTCGCTGGCTGTCATGTCATGAAGGCTGGGGAGATTCTCTTTGAGCAGTTCTTTGAGCCCTGCAACTACGATGTAGAACTTGCCGATGACGCAACTGAAGAACAGGAGATGGAATACTGGGACAAGCAGTCTGAATGGCAGAACAACACAATGGGCGAAATCTGCGAGGAAGCCGATAAGGTCGGTTGGTAGGAAACTCCAGCCACGTGGGTATAGGGAAGACATGAAAGAAATCACCGTAAAAATTCAGGTTCCCGATGTCATTGACCCCCTCACTCTTCTCGACGTACTGAAAGACGATTTCTACTACTCAAATCGTGATACCGAGGACTTTGGGCCGTACATGGAAGACATCTATTTTGTGGTTGTAAAGGAAGAAATTGCATGAAAGTCAAAAAAGCAATTGAGATGCTTTCTGAACTGAATCAAGACGATGACATTGCGATTATTTGGTGGGAGAGAGACATGTTCTCCCGTATTTGGGATGACGACAAGCCTTGGGATGCTCCAAGCGCAGAAGCATGGAGCATTGTTGTAACTCAATTTGACAAAAGCGAAGAGCCGTATTCTGGTGAAATCTGGGACTGGATTCACGAGGGCCTTATTGACAATGGGGCATGGAATGACTGACCCAAAGCAACGCATAGAGGAACTGCTGGACGAACTATTTGACTCAGTGTCGGAGGCTCTTCATTACTTGGAGGGAATCAGACGTGATGTGGGCGCTGGCACCTATGACATGTCAACCCTAGAGGGGGATATTGACTACATGGAGGCCAGATTCTCAGTCGGCTCCGTGATGACTGAATTGCTGGAACTTAGAAACGAAACAGAAGTAGACGTATGGGCCCATTTTGGAGGAGAAAAATGAAGAAGAAGTCAAAGTCAATACGATTCCTATTGTGGGATGTCCCCTCGATGACTGAAATTATTGACATCCTCGAGGAGAATTACTACACACTTGGAGAAAGTGGGGCCGATGCCATCGTGAACATTTACGATGAGATTGAGGCTGGCTACTTCGACAAGCAAATCGCGGAATGGGGAATCACGACTCATGAACTTTACGAATGCGTTGCGGCGCTCCGTGAGCGGATGACGGCGCAGGGGAAAATCAGGCCTCAGTACTACTGAAGCCAATCGAAGCCCCGCGCGGCGGATCTGGCTGACCGGCGGCGGCCCGCCATAAAAATTCAGAAACAAATAAAGCCGAGCCAACACAACGGTGGTGGAAGACAATTCACCAATAGGAAACTCCAGCCACAGGGGTATAGGTAACTTATGCCAAGTACACAGATAACAGCCGAAGCCATCAAGCAAAAAATGTTCAGTGAATGGTCTGACGCATCCTCTGAGTATGAAGACAAATGGCTCATCCCCAGCGATCAAAGATTTTCGCTGGGAGAGTACGAACGTGCCATGCAGGTTCTACTCATGTGGAAAAACGAAGGAGAAAAAGGTAATCCAATTCGGATGCTTCGATCCTACGGCGTCATGGAAAACACAATTATTCGGGTTATTTCCGACTGGTGTGACATGACTATTAGCGAAGAAGATTTGTCAGAAGCCAAGACAGAAAAACGTGCGGATAAATACAACGCATTTATTGACTGGACTAAGGACAAAATCGGACAGCAATACACCACAGATGCGCTTGTTGCTGAGGCTGGGTTCTCCTACATCACGGTTCTCAAGTTCCTAGGGGAGTCCCCACACTTCAGGAAAATCAAGAAAGGTCTCTGGGAGATTCGTGACCCGAAGGCCGACAGGGAGGCTGGCGAGTAATCGCCAGTTTCTCTTTACTATGCGGGGCTGCCGGTGTGCGCAGGTGCAGCTTGAAAGCCCCGGCCACACACATGCACATATATAAGGCATTTTTGACTGGCATAGGAAACTCCAGCCACACTGGTATAGACAGACTCATCGGAATGGCAACGAGCGAATACGCTGAGAAAATCGGAAGCGTAGGAAACTCCAGCCAAGTCGGTATAGCAACAACATCAACCTACTAGCACCCACTGAAAGGGGTACTGAAATGACAACCAACCAAACCACCGCCACGCTCCCTGAATGCTGGCAAGCATTTGAGGACTGCCTGAATGCTGGCATTGACCGCATCGTTCTTTACGGGCCGTCAGGCATCGGCAAGACCTACGCTGGTCTCAACATGGGCAACGTTGAGGGCGGTGCATTCCGACTGGTCTGCACCGAAGACATGACCAACGCTGACGTGACGGGCGCATTCATGCCGAACGACAAGGGCACGTTCACTTGGAACTACGGCTCCGCTGTCAAGGCGTGGGAAGGCAACGGCCTCACGGGCGGTCGTCTCATCGTGGACGAGGTGGACAAGGCATCGGGCGACGTGTTCGCCACCCTGCTTGCCATGCTGGACTCGCCCGAATCGGCAACGTGGGAGAACCCTGAAAACGGGCGCATCCACCGACCGAAGGACGGCTTCTCTGCCATTATGACCACGAACGTGGAGAACATGGAAGAACTGCCGACCGCACTGGCTGACCGCTTCCCGATTCGCATCCGCATCAACGCTCCGCACCCGACTGCACTGCTCCGCTTGTCACCCGATTTGCGCAACTACGCAGTCCGCATGGCTGACGCTGGTGAACGCCGAATCTCGCTCCGAGCATTCATGGCATTTGACAAAATCCGCAAGGCGTACGGCGACGAAAAAGCAGCCCGTCTCACTTTCGGACAACGTGCCGAATCCATTTTGGACGCAATTGCAATTGACAAGGTGAGTGCGTAATGGCGAACATCACTGTTGAGCCTGAACTGTTGGGCCGTCACGACACCGAACACGGACAGTGGTCGGTGAGCGAGTGCAACGCTCGCCGTGGCGAACCTCGCACGAACATCGTCACCCGTGAAATGGTCGTGCCACCGCATGACAGCGTTCTCGCCCGTGTGATTCGTGCGCATGAACTCATGCATGCCAAGGTCACTCCTGCCGAATCGTACCGTGAGTGGGTCAACCGCAAAATCGCCACGAACAAGGCCATGACCGTTGTTGAGGAATTGCGAGTCAACCTGCTCTGCCAAAAGGCTGGCTTTGACGTGAAGGGCAACCTCACTGACGGCGGTGAGACTGCTGACGGCGAGCGTGTCACGGCAGTCAAGGACTGGGAAGGCGCAGTGTGCATGGCAATTGCCACGGCTGGCACTGCATCCAACAAAGCGTTCCTGACTGGTGTGCGTCGCCACAACCGCAAGTGGGGAGAAATCCTTGCTGACATTTCCAAGCGAGCAGTCAAGGAAATGGAGAAGGCGTACAAGACTGGAACGCTGGCATCAACCGCTGTTGACAGGCGCACTGGTCTCGCACCGCTTGGCTTCACTCACACCGAGCGCATCGCAGAATGGGTTGACCGCCTTGCCAGTATCGTTCCTGACGAGGATTCGGACGAGGCTGGAACCGCAACGTCCGAGGGCGAAGCCACGGGTGAGGGCGAGTCATCGGCAACGCCGAAGAAGCGTGGTCGTCCGAAGAAGCACAACCCTGCTGGTGGTCACTCCAACGGCGGTGCTGGTGACGGCTCTGCCACTGGCAACCCGTACAAAGGCATCACGCCCGACTCCTACAACGGCGCAACACCACCGCAGTGGGGAGAACTCAAAATTGAGCGGTGTGCCATGCCGAAGCAGACAAAGGGCAACATCGGCAAGAAGCGAATCGCATCCAACATCGGTCGCTCGCCACGCCGAATTCACCGACTGCTGACCGACCCCGAAAAGCGAATCTTTGACAAGGTCAGTCGTGGCACTGGTGGGGTCGTAGTCATCGACGCTTCAGGCTCCATGTCATTCACCCATGACCAAATCCGTCAAATGGTGGAAAACGCTCCTGGCGCAACCGTGGTCGCTTACACCGACCGTGGAGACAAAGGCCCGAACATGTGGGTCATCGCTGACAAGGGCAAAATGGTGAACGAACTTCCTGACGTGTTCGGTCACGGCAACGGCGTGGACTTCCCTGCAATTGAGTGGGCAGTCAAGAACCGTCAGTCTGCACGTTCACCGATTATTTGGGTGACAGACGGCGGTGTGTGCCCATCGCATGGTGGGTACTCCGACATTATGGGAATGCAGTGCATCAACTACTGCATCAAGAACAACATCATCGTTCTGCCCTACGTCACGGAAGCAGTTGACGCTCTCAAGAAAATGAAGAACGGCAACAAGGTCAAGTCACGCTGGCCCTACCAATTCCGAACCACCTACAAGAGCAAAATGGGAGTAGAACTCTCATGAGAATTCGGTGACCGTGTTGCTGGGAAACTGGCGATACGGTCACCGACAACAACACACCCCACTCGCTTGCCCCACGGTTGTCATCAAGCGAGTGGGGTAGTGTCGTTTCATCACTGAGCAGGAGAAGAAAAAATGCAAAAGATCAAGAAACGGAAATTTGAACACGCTGTCTCGCTGAACTTCACCGTGACATCAGAACACGAGAACTGGGAAGACTGCCTTGCCAAAGAGAAAGACAACATCATGAACTCACTCATGGAGAAAATAAGCACCGCACTGTCTGACCACGAGCAGTGGTCTCAGGCCTTTGAGGGCTTTGACACAACCGAGGTGACAAAGTGAAACGCACGAGACTGACTGGGGCGGTGAATCAGATTCCAGTGTGGAGTGACGTGCCGGAATACGAGGACTGGATTCGGGCCGTCGAACGAGACGACTCAGACGAGTCCTACGGCGCATGGCTCGAGGCCTTTGGGGAGGAACTCGATGCTGACTGACGGAACACGCAGGAAGCCACTGAGGGCCATAGAACGGGCTGGCTGGATGATCGAAGACATCATCGTGGACTTGTTCTGGTCGAACTCTCAAGGCTGGGTGGACAGGCAGTCTGCTGACGTGTTCACGGACGCTGAGAAGGGGTCTACAAGGCTCCCGTACGGCGGGAGGTGGGTATCACTGCAGGAACTCCACGAGCAACGTGTGGAGTCAATGCGGAGCCATCCGTCGACATGGGGTTGGGATAGGAATCACCCCGACTTGAGTTAGGAAACTCCAGCCAGCGAGGTATATACAACACATGAACGGCAACTCGCCGGGTAGCAATAGAAATTAGAAAATTACTATTGCTGCAATTAGAGCCCCGGCGGCCGCGCACGCTAACATCAAAAATACGAAAACTGATTTTCCCCTCGAGGCCGCCGGTGCAGCTCCGCGCTTTGGAAATCGATAATTACCCAACGGTGGTGGAAGAGGGCTGCGGTAATTCAAAATTGGCGTCTTTTCTGAAATAACTCTATTTAATTGGAAATTCTAGATTGATGACTTTTTGACAATTTGATGGATCCGCTGGCGGCTGAGATCGAACTCGTCCGCGATTTGGCGGAGAGATTTTCCGGCGGCCCGCATCTCCAAAATATTTATATTTCTATTTTTGTCTGTAGCTGGGCCGGGCTTCAATGGCCCCCACTGCCATCCCTGGATTGACTCGAGCTCGAAAATCTTTTTCTGATTAATTTGATTTTTCTTTTTCCGCTGCCGGATGTAGCCAACCCAAGATCCAAGAAATATTTCTTTTCCTTCATAAATTTCAATATGAATTGATGGAACCAGGCAATGCCCTTCTCGAGCTGAGAATTGCTTTAAGGCATTTATATACATTTCGAATCTTGAGTTGTTGTCCATAGTCAGGACAATAATTCACTTTTTTCTTCTGGCTTGTAACTTCAGAAAGTTTTTAGAAATGGTTGACATATTCGTCCGTGCCCTATATATTGCTGACATTAAAGAAAGGAGCTTCCCCCATGGATAATGAAAAGCCTGATTATGGTGATTGGGAAGACACATCCGGATTCCAGTACCTCCAAGACGCCCTTGAAAAGCTCTATGCGGAGAACCCAGAACTTTCCCAGCGGGTTCAGGAGGAGCTGCGCGCTGCAGCTAATGGAGAAGAAAATATTCTTTTGGTTGGCACCGATGGCGAGTTCTCTGTGACTATTCTTCACCTGGATCCTGAGCTCATAGGTGAAAATAAAAACTTCACACTTTTCCCAACGTCGAGCAGCATCTCGATCCTCGCTGGAATTTCACGTGAATACCTCGAGGGGAAAATTCGGGAATGTGAAGAAATCGATGAGCGGGGGGACGGGGCTGCGGCCGACGAGAAGTGGGATACATTCATGCACGACCTGATGCAGGACATCGTGCACCAGCACAGAGAGAACCCGAGAACATTCTGAGGAGGGCCGGTTAACATGACGGTGGTGGAAGAGAATCTTTTTTGGTACCAGGGCGAGGAACCAGAAACATTTGAAGATGCATCTGGCCGGTGCCTGGCGGCCATATTTGATAAATCAGATTTTTTTGATATCTGCGATCTGGGCACCATGCGACGCCTCCTGGATCAGATGATCAGCTCATCTGAAAAAAATGATTTTCTTACTGATACCGGTTATGCCGAGTACTGGAAAACACTCGGCGCGGTTACGCAGATCTACGCCAGAAACCTGATTTTAAATTCTGGTTTTGTTGATGTTTCTGAAATTACATCTCGAGAGCTCCTCAAAGTAATGGTTTCAAAACAAAGAGATTATGGCCACGACAATATTTTGCGCTTTGGGCGGATAGGACTCCTGGTCAGAGTTCACGATAAAATCGCAAGATTGGAAAATCTAACGCGGCGCGGAGCTGGTCCAGAGAATGAATCACTTCGCGATAACTACATGGATGTAATTAATTATTGTGCAATTGGAATGATGGTTGAGATGGAATGGTTCCAGCTCGAGCTCTCGGAGGAAAATAAAAATGGAAAATAAAAAACTCGTTTACCTGGCGGCCATCGCGGCTGCAGTGATCAACATCTTCATCATCGGCACGCTGATCTATTTTGCCGTAGATGTTTTTGCCCTTTATTCAGAAAATCAGTTCACTGGCCGCATGCGATCATTTGATATTGATTATTGGAATGCCGTCGGCGGAGCTGCGTTTATTTTTATTCCCTCGAGGGTGGCGGCCGCGCTGAGCAGAAAAGCCAAACTTATTGAAATTGAGCGCCGCGCTGAAAAGGGATCGAGCGACATAATCGAAATGATGGAGGCGCTCGACCGGTCGATGAAGGAAAAGAACAAAAACTGGGATCCGCCCCAGATTTAAAATCCATCTCCTGGAATAAATAAGAATCCCGGGGAGCCCGCGCGCGCCACCTACACCCGCAAACGCGCCGAGCTCAACCCGGGATTCAGCTTTTCAAGGGGAAAGGGGGACCCTTGTCAGCAGCAATAAGTTATCACAGCCCCGCCGCCGCCGAATGTAACCCGGATAGATCTATCCAGATGGCCGCGAAAAAAATCCGGAAAAAAAATTCCGAGAAATACTTGCGACGGTGGTGGAAGAGTGTTATGGTTTCACCACAACTTAGTGGGCCCACACCACCAAGACACCTACGACCCGAAATACCGAGGTCTAGTTTGCCATGCCCGCCCACAGAGTCTATCGGAAAAGGTTCCCCCACACCCCCTCCAAAGAGGGGTCTTCAAAAGGACTCTTTTCTGTGAGTTCTTAGTCGTTGCAATCTCTATCAGAGATTGGTTGAAATTCTCATCCCGCGTAATGTATTATCTGCAAATTATGGGACGAGGAAGATCTTCTGCAACGAAAGAAAAAATTGAAAACTCAAAAAAAGTTTCTGAAGAAGAAATAAAAGAAGTTTTTGATTTTTGGGTTTTAACTTTTAAAAAACGTGTTACAGCTCTTGACGAGAAACGCCGTATAGCAATCGGCAACGCCATCCACCTCTATGGCATAGAGAACTGCAAAGACGCTATTCGCGGCTGTACCTATTCGGACTTCCATATGGGTCGCAACTCTGCTAAAAAGGTCTATAACGAGATCGAGCTCATCTTAAGGGATGCCGAGCACGTTGAGCGATTTATTGATTTTCTGCCAGGAGGTAACTCAACGGTGGTGGAAGACAATGGCTCTGATCCATTCTAGCTTTAAATAGATTTATCCAAAAAGGAAAGGGGCGGCCATGGACTACATGTGGTCACCAGAGCAGTTAGATTTTTCTAAGTGCGAGGAGAAGGTGTGTTACAACGCCGAGCAGATGGCCATGATTCTCTTCACAGCTCTTTACGCTCGAGTCAGATATCTGGATATGCAGCCATTCAGTGAAGATGACCTGCGCAACGAGATAGGCGATGGAGAGTATGACGTTCTCGTGAAGAAGGCTCTCCACTGGCTGGGGCAACTATGACCAAAGAAGAGCTAATCGAGATAGTCGATCAGGTATATGCAGCCTACAACAAACCACTCTATGAGGCAGATAAGCCACCGACGTATCGAGCATGGTTTGCGATCATCGGTGATCTCGAGAAGGAGGCGGCCTGGATGGCATTTGTGAATTTAGCTGTATATGCGAAATTCATGCCAGGCCCTGGCGAGGTACGACGTGCTGCAATAGATGCCCAAACAGAAATACCCCCACATTTAGATGGGTATTCTGCTTGGGGTATTTATATGACCCTACAAAGAGACGCCCATTTTGGTACCCAAACAGAAATACAGGTACCAGAAGCACTGAAAAAAACTTTGGAAAAGCTCGGAGCGGCGGCCTACGACATGCACACCAACGGAGACCGCGAGGCTTTCCTGCGGACATACGAGTCAGTGGTGAACGAGCTCGACCGACACAAATACAAAATTTCTGAAAATCCGACGCGGGCGCAAGCTTTCTGACCCTTTTGACCAATGTTTTCTGAGTTGGCCGCAAAGTTGAACAAAACCCGAAAAGGTAGTCCACATACCTCAGAATCAGAAAAATTGAAAACTGGAATTACGAGAGGAATTACATGCCAGACCCAAACGAAATCTCTGCCTCAGTATCGGGAGACTCCTTTACTGGCTCCGGCATGCACCCAGAAGTGACCTATACCGTCCGAATCGACGGGGTCTACACAGATGTAGGGCCAGAGATATCCAGATCCATAGTGGCCTCCCTGAACCAAACCCCATACTGCCGTTCTTGTAGATACGGCGAGTTCCCTTCGGAAACCGACAATCTGGGCAGATGCCGCCGGAATAGCCCTGTTCCCGATACGGAGCTGGGTACTGCCAAATGGCCTATTGTGGCCTGGAACGACTGGTGCGGAGACTGGGAGCACAAATGATTTGGTATCTATATTTGGCGCTGGCTTTGCCAGCCGTGATATTTATTAGTTATTCCAGGGTATCCCTAATCGCACGACTAATAATAATATCTGTGCTAGTTTTTCTCTCACAAGCCCTGAGGTAGGGCCATCATGAAAGAGAGAAATAATGAAGCGGAATCCCGGTCGTCCGGTTACCCTTTCAGACAAGCCATTCTCGACGCTCACCCTGCGGGTGTCTCGGGAGTTCAAGCAGAAGCTGATCGCCCAGGCAGAAGCCGTCGATCTGACTCTGACTGACTACCTCATCACCCTTGTAGAGCGCGACTCGAACGGCTGAAAAGCACTGCAGTGGTAAGAAAGTATGAGAAATCACGCTTTCCTAACCGCTACTCGGAGATCCACCTGCGGCTCTTGGGTAGTCAAAAGAACGAGATAATTGACTATGCCAAGGCCCAGGGGATATCCGTTAATCAGCTGGTCCTATATGCGGTCCTTGATTTCATACGGAATCAGAAAGGCATACCGTCTCCAGGGGCGGCTCAGTTCTCTATTCCTACGATGGAAGAGACGCTAGCTGCCTACATGAGAGGCGAGCAGATCCTTACTCCATGCGGTAAAACGTCCTGCGAAATGGACTTAGTAGACTTCTCGGGTATGGAGTTCTGTAAGACCTGTAATGTACGGGTCACTTAGTCATTCAGGCTCTTCATCGCAATATAAATAACGACGAGGAATGCGATGATCGTTCCGGTCATGATCATTATTAGTCCCCCCACATCTGTGCCAGTGTCGGCCTGATCGGTTTTATCTTACGTCTTCTCTGTTCTGCTGCCAACTGCCTACTTGTTAATCCTGCCCACACGCCATGCATATCTGCCGGTGGAAACTCCAAGGCATACTCTAGGCACTGTGGTTTAACTGGACAGTTACTGCAGATCCTTCGTGCTTCTGCGATATAAGTAATATCCTTGTGTTCTTTGGGAAACATTAGTTTCCCCAATCCCTTACATGCAGCTAGTTCAAACCAGTCTGAATTTCCAATATACGTTTCTTCTACTGGTTGGGAACTATTATTTGCCTTTTTTTCTTTGGGCATTATTGTACGCCTTTTCAGCTATAAACTATTTTTTGTAGGCGTATTTATCTAAGCAAATAAGTATTCGTTCTGGGTGTATTACCACTACCCAAATAGGGGAAAATCTGAAAATATTTTTTTCTTCTCTACTCCTACTAGTGTTTCTTCTCTATAGGGTTGACCATGCCCGCCTTCGGAAACGTTGCAGCAAATAAAGGGGCGCTTTTGTACTGCGAATAACGTCTTCGCCCCCTTTGTCGGCGTGTAATCTGCGAATCATGCATAAAAACAGGATTTTCGTATCAATATGCGCATTTAATGAAATGTTTATTTTGCGCACAATAGAAGACGCCATGAAAAAAGCAGAAAATCCAGAAATGATTTCTTTCGGAATATTCAATCAGAAGTCAACGGATCAAAGTTTTGAAGATTTCTCCCAGTATCCAAATGTAAGATTTGTAAATGCCCATTGCGACATACCGCTTGGCGTTGGTCTGGCGAGACTCAATGCCTCGATGCTCCACGACCAAGAGGAATACTTTCTTCAGATAGACGCGCATACCCTATTTGTGAAAAATTGGGACTCAATACTTATAAGCAATTATCTAGATTTACTTCGTCTTGGAGTGCAGAAGCCAATAATTGCTCAGTC